TTTCCATTGTCGATTTCTATTTGAACAAGTTGATCAACTTTCCGGTTTGAAAATGTAACTCCTGGCGCTCCTCCCCAAAGCAGATGCGCGATGTAACCAGCCCCGGGCCAACCTGGATCGCTTCGATCTCGATTCTTGGGTGCCTTCAAATCAACTTTGTGGCGACTAAAGAAACTGAACATCCGCTTGATCGTGTCGATGCTTACGCGTCGACCATTTGAGAGATCACGCGCACGCGAAACACCGACGGCGGTGCCGCCTCTATTATGCTCACGACGTAACTCAAGACCCCGACGTGCTGCTTCTTGAACGCCTTTGGGTGGCAAAAAACTTGTTTCTAATTTCTCAATCAGCTCGCTGAGTTCTTTGACGCGACGTTCCAAAGAATCGACGTGCTGCGTTTTACGTATTGCAGCCGGATGCGGCAATGATAGATCTGCCGCTTTGCCTAACACTTCGCGTGCTGCGGTTCCTAATGCAATGACCGCCAACGGCTCATCGTCTTGGTGATCGCCAAGTTCGCCAAGATCTATCACATCAACTTCCGTTCGTAATAGACCGATTGGATTGAGATAACTTTTGGCAAATCGTTCACCACTGATTCCGCACAAGTGTTGACCACGAGCGACATCGAGACCCGAAGGCGTACTCACAACGAAAAGCAAACGTTTTTGAGTCTTTGTTGATTTTGGGTGTCCAGCCGGAAGCAAATCATAATCCGTTGTGTATTTAGGATTGGACGGTCGCCCTGATCGTAACAACTTTAAATAGGCATTGACGCGTCCCATCGCCCACTGATCTCGACTGCTAACGCTTGGACGATGACTCGTGGAGAACGCGCCAGCGCCTCGTCTAAATACTGCTTTCAGTGCGCCAAGATTGGCGCGTTTACTTTTTGCGTCGCCAACTTTCTCGTTGTGTTCGTCGCGTTTTCGCTCAAGTGCTTTGATGTTTGCATCACTGAGCTTGATGCCGCCACGTTCACCACCGGCAGAGCCTTCGGGGTTGCGCGTGCTGCCTCGTCGTCGTTCGCTTGGTTTGGCTGGCGTCTTTGGATCGTCTTTCTGTTTATTGAATCGAGACCCGACACGAGCGGTTGCTATCGCGGCAGCCTGTTCTTTGTCGCCAGTGCGTTCAAGTATTGCTTCGTAGATCTCATCCCACTTTGCTGGTTTCTCGATGAGTTCGAGATCATCATGTGACTCAACGACCTCAAACTCAAACTCATTCGATGCGCCCTCGTGTGGCTCATAATCGCCCTCCATCAGAGTCGGGCCGTTTTCGGTATTCATCCAGTGATAACCGTCCGGTGCCGATACCTTAATCGTTGCCATCATCGACCTCCTGATCGTAAAGTTTCTGTAAGTCTTTGAGATCTTCGCCTTCCGGTGCTTGCGCGGTTTGTTCTCTCGATGTCTCTCTCTCGACTTGCGGCAAGCCTGCGAACTCTCGTGCATAATCTTCCAATGCATCGTCTGGCGTGATGACACCGGCACCAACGAGTGAAGCGATACCACTTGCGAACTCGGAGAGTTCTGGCAATTCCACGTCCTCATATTTCAGAGTGGGTGCGAAATCATAAGTTATGCCGTTAAGTTCCAAAAGTTGCGGAATAGCTTGCGCGTTAAACTGCGACGCGATTGAGTCGAGATAGGTTCCGAGTGATTGAGCAAAGAGCGACGTTTTGTTGCTTACCAGTGAATACGATCCGTGACCATCCAGACCAGTAATCAAGAACTCTGCCATCACGGAAATCAATATTCTCGACTCATAGCGCTTGATGATTTCATTGACATCAATTGGACGTCGACCGCCTGCGCTCAAAAGTTTGAGTCTGAAACCTGACGCGGTGCCATCACTCAAAGTCTCCGATGGGATCACCAGGCCTTCGTATTCATCGCGCCCAACGCGTTGAATCATATCCTTCATGGATGCCAATACGCTTTTCTCTGCTGCGCTTGCGTTGCTGGATAACATTTGAAGCGGCACTTCCATACAGGGGAGACCAGCAAGATCACGACTCACGCCGATCGCTTCGTAAGTTGAGATCTTCTTTTTGTAATAATATGAGATGTAAGCATTCCGCAGAACCGAACGACCTTCGGGGTTGTTCTTGTGCGCCTCAGTTCTGAAAAGCAACATTTTATCGGCTGGAATATATCGTCGATTGTAATAGGGCGGCGCTACTTGAATCACGCCACGCACTGCGCCATCATCATAATCGAGATCCCACTTTTCGATCGACTCTTGCGATCGAATGGGGAAACCACGGAACCCGATTCGATTGTCATTAAACTTTGATCGATAAAGTTTGGACTCGTGTCGAGGACCTTTTCTTAGTTTGTACGTGATTTCATGCACTGAGAAACCAAAGACCAAAAAACTCAAGATCTCGCTGATTGTGTCAGTCCACGTTCGATCAAGATCTTCAAAGAGTGCGCCTTCGACAAACTCAGCCACCGCACGCGCCTCATCGTTGTCATCGGCTGGCTCAATTGTCCAATTGACTTGCCTCACGAGCGTCTTGATAGCGTACAAGAACGCACCCACGATGGCATCATTCTCTGCCATCTCGCGGAACATGCGTCTGCCTTTTGGATTCTTGAGATCGTTGAGAAATTCCTCAGTGATCTCCCCGCCCATCGATTTGAGACCGGTCTGACCGTACAGCTCAAAGATATCAATCGGGTTTTCCTTTTCGTTGTTATCGTCGCTCATATCAATTTCCCTTCTGCTTTAAGTTGTCGGATCTTTGCTCTGCTTGGTCGACTAATCGTGCAACGACAGTTCGCAAAGTGTTTGACGCCTGCATTTCTGCTATCGTCTCCGGGCCATCGCATTTGTGACCCGTCTGGCAGAGTGAAGTAATCTCCCAATCGTCTCACATCGCCGTTGAGTTCTTGATGACCACGACCGCCGTCCGTGAGTGAAGAATTCCACTCAACGTACTCAACGCCACTTGCCTCAAGTGCTGCGAGATTGCCTTGATTCTGCGCTTGCATCATTTCAGTTCGTGCGATGAGTGACGCACGCCCCCAGACATTTCGAACGATTGCGGGTCCGCGTTCGAGTGGTTGCAAGCTCACTCTTGTGGGTCGTTGTCCGGGTGCAAGAACTTCGGCATCATCGAGATACGTGGAGAATCGAATGCGTCGCGCAAGTTCGCTTGATGTGATGCCAGGCTCTTCCGTCATCCACTGACCGATTTGCTTTGCCATGTTTTGCTGAAACTCCTCGCGAATATCTTCCACCAAGTTTGTCGCCAAGACTTTCTTTTCGTTGAAGAAATTCTCTTGGAAAGTTGGCGAGATAATGAATCGTTCTCCATCATTCATCGTGCGATTGCCTGCGTCTTGCACCTCTCTCAAACCGCCGGTGGTCAATATTCCGATCAATGCTTGCACCGCACGCTCTTCGGCGTTCTCGATGTTTTTTTTGACGACGGCACGAATCAATCGAACTTCCTCGTCCACGAGTTCTTTGAGATATCGATCAAGGACTGCTTTAATTTGTGCCGCCATCGCCTTCGATCGTGTTTGTGCCTGGCGTGCGCCTGGGCCTGATCTTGTGCCTCTAAAACTCGGCTCGCCTTGTCTTACAACCATACTTGTGCGCCTCTGCTTCCTTCGTTTGGATCAATTGATATCACCGGCATCGTGGATTCATCCAGTTCGGTGATCGCCCAAACTAATGCATCAAGTCGATCGGGTGACTCACGAGTTATTGCCGGGACATAGTTGCAAAGTTGATCTTCGAGTCGTTCAAAGATCCCAACGTGATGGACTCGCGCTTGTTCGTATCGTGCGCCAACGGGCTCTGCGCGGGCTTGCTTTCCTCGCGATGCGTGGACGCTCTTAATTGCAACCGTTGAGTTGATGCCTTCGATGATTGTGCGCCAAGTGTCACCGCCTTGGTTTGATTCAACGACGATTCGATCGGCTCTAAATTCGTCGTATGCCTCGATCGCTCTGCGACAAACTTTCTCGGGCGTGCCTTTGAAACTTAGATCAGCAAGAACATAAAAATCTCGATTTGATAGACCAACAACGACGATGCCACTCTCATCACTGCCCTCTTTGCTAGTCGTTGCGGGGTCGATTGCGACCACGATGCGCTGCATCGATGGCATATCTTGACAACGATTGTCCTCAATATCGCGACGTGCGAAGAGTGCGCCAGGCAACTCGCTCAAGAGCTCGCCTTCGAGCTCTTGTCTGCCTAACGTTGTGCCTGCGTAACGTTGATGGATTGCGTTTATGAACGACTCTGCCAGGTTGTGGGTGTTGTCGCTCGTGCGTCCTCGTGTAACGTGGGTGTCATTTGCATCGGCTAGTCTTTTGAGAGCCGTCAATGGTCGCGGTGTTGTCGTGACGATGGTGCGCGGGTTGTCACCGAGTCGCATACCGAATTGGAGTTGATCCCAGGAGTCCCATCGAGACCACGCCGCAAGTTCGTCCGCCCAGGCAAGATCGTGCTGTGGACCTCGAAGTTGATCCGGCTTGTCGGCTGAATACGTCGAAGCAACCGCGCCATTTGGCCACGTCAATCGTCGTTTTGATGGTTCGTACTCTGGACGAAAGTTCGCAGGCGAACACGCCAAAATGCCGCTTTGACCCTCCACCATTACATCTCGACAATCGGCAGCCGTTCGTCCAACGAGCGCGATGCGTTTGGCTCTGCCATCTTTGACCTCGTTGA